GACGTTCATTGTTCTGTTGGGGTTCCCTGTATCATACGACTAAAACCTTTATCCTTGGTAAAGGATATGACGCTTTCAAATTTGTCCTCAAGACCTCCTTTGTGTGAGATAACAAAAATGTTAGCGTCTTTGATTACGAACCTGATGATCTTTAGGAATTCGTCTGTACCGAATCCATCTAGTGAACTATCGAAGACCTCATCCATAATGAGGAGATTTGTGTTTACCGAATTCTTAAACCTAGCGACTTCTCTCCAGGTAAACAGGAGAGCTAGATCTATCCTCATCTTCTCACCCTCCGAAAAAGAAGAGTAGGTAAAGTCTTCATGTATTGGCGTTTCTATCGTTTCTGAAAACTCCTCATCCAACTTGAAGTTGATGTAGAAGTCCATCATCTGCAGATACTTATTGACCTGTTGATTGATAAGGGGAAGATACTTCTTGATGATTTGAGTTTTTACCCCACCGTCTTTTAAAAGACTATAAGTGAAGTCGTGGTAAGAAATATTCTCCTTTGTCTCAACAAGTTTCTCGTATGTTGCCTGAAGACTTTCCCTAAACTCTTCTAACTTCTCATGTTCAGAATTTCTGTTTGATATTTGACTGGTAAGTGTTTGAATTTCTGATTCAAGTTGTTTGATTTGTTTTTGACAACTAGTGATTTGAGTGTTGTTAGAAGTAACGCCATTAAGTAGTTTAGAGATTTCTCCAGAGATGGTTGTAAATGTGGACTCCCTCATCTCTTCATCTTTAATTGCCCCCAGGAGTTGTTCATACCCCTCTTGCAATTCTTTAGCTTTATCTTGGGAAGTCCTAATTCTATTTAACCTAAATGACTCCTCTATATCCTGTTCACAGGTAGGGCATACCGTATTATCGTTAAAAAACTTATGATCTTTAACTAATGTTGAAATTTTATTTGACAGTTTTCCCTTGATATCACTGTATTTTTTAAGTTTTGTTTTATAGTCTTTACATTTTTCCAATTCATCAGTTTTGGTTCTGATCTCTTGGTTCTTCTTTTCATTATCATGCATGATCTCATTCTCCTCCGTAAGGAGAGAGTTGATCTTATGTTCCTTATAACTAATGTCTTCTTGACTCTTATTCTCAATCTGTTGGATAAAGTCCTTTTGCATATCAACTTTCTCCTTGAGAGATTGTCTTTTCAGTTCAAAGGTCCTAGCTTGTTCCTTGAGACCACGAATCTTCTCCTTGATAATCATATTCATAGAGGAGAAGATCTTGATATCCAGAAGTTCCTCTACCACCTCCCTACGACTTGTGGAGGGGAGTTGCATGAAAGGAACAAAGGAACTACTACCCAGAATCACAATCTGAGTAAATGACTTATAGTTCATCTTCAAGACATTCTGTTCTAACCACTTCTGTTGATCATTCGCTGAGTGATCCTGATCCAACAGTTCCCCATCCCTGTAGATCTTAAATGTGTTTGGTTTGATTCCCCTTTGAACTTTCCACTCTGTAGAGTTGACACTGAACTCAATCTCAACCAATGTACCTTTCTCATTGGTGGTATTGATTAGTTGTGCCTTATTAATTTTACGGAAAGCCTTACCATACAACACAAAGGTTAGAGCATCCAGCACTGTGGATTTACCAGCTCCGTTTGAACCAACAATTAGTGTTGTATTGTGATCATTGAGATTTAATTTTGTCGGTTGATTACCGGTTGAAAGGAAGTTCTTCCAGGAGATAGTCTTAAAGGTGATCACGGGCGTCGTCGGGAGGAATTACAATGTCATTAGGGGTGATAATCGTATACCTGTGATCATGGATCTCACAGGTTTTAATCATTATATCGTCTTCTATTTCTAACACATGCATCTCAGGATAGTCAAGTTCTTCCAGTTGCATCGCATATCTTTCAGCATCATCTTCCTCTTGGAAGATATAAAGAACTTGTTCTCCATCTTCATCAACTACAGAATATGCTCCATCTTTTTCATGACCGGCAACCGTAATAATATACATCACACCAATTCACATGCCTCTTGATATACCTCCCTGATGACCTTCTGAATTTTAGATTTATCCAGACTGGACTCAGATTCTTCAATATATCTATTCAGAATTGATAGGGTGTCCTCTGTATCAACGTCGTCAACCTTTTCCTTGTTGTACCAACCGTTAAACCCAAAGTTTTCAACGATCTTTAAATCAGATACACCAGAGGTATACAGTTTATCAACGAACTTTTCAAACTGTTTAACATCATTCTTCTGTTTAACAATAACCTTTACGATCTTGTTCTCATACTTTCTGGTGTCAAATGTCTGATGGTCGGTATCTTCATAATAAACATTGTGGAACAACTGATAAGGATTATTGATGTATTCGTGTTCTAGAGTCTCGGTATCTAAGATAACGAATCCTCTATCATCATCCACATCAGTCCAGAACATCTCATAGGGATTTCCGATATAGTAAATCCTACCATCATTGGATCTGGTGTGATAGTGTCCAGTAAAGACCTTATCAAATTTTGAGTAGGTTCCGTCATCGGCACCATGATCCATGGTCACATATCGATTCACCTTAAAGTTGTTCAACTCAAGGTGACCCATGGCAAACTTTGCCTTGGTCTTCTTTATGAGTTTATATGTTTCCTTCTCATTCTCATCACAAATCCAGGGTAAAAACAGAATGTCCAATCCCTTGACATTGACCTCTGTGGCCTTGGAGTATTTTGTTATATTGTTATACTCTGTGAGGAGAAGTTCAATAGAGTTGATCTTATTACTATTCTTGTAGTAGGCATCATGATTACCCACAATCAGGTGCATCTTTGCTCCCATCTCCTTGAGAGGGTCAAACACCACTCTCTTCGCCCATTGTAGTGTCTGGAACTCGATTCCTCTACGGCTGTCAAACGCATCTCCAAGGTGGAGAACGGTATCGATACCTTCCTTCTTCAGGGTAGGGAAGAATACATCACGATAGAATTTCTCAAAGTAATCGTGGAAGAGTTTAGAACCCTTTCTTGCACCATAGTGAGTATCAGTGATTACTGCTACTTTTGTCATTGATAACGAAGTTTGATGTGAACGGCGTCCTTGATGGAATTATAATCGCTATAGTTGCCTGCGTCAAGATCATTCGCATCAAAGACCTCATCAAAGTTAGTCTTCTCTAGAATCTTATTCTTAATTTCCAACTGCTTCTTCTCCTGTTGGATTCTTCTCAAAAATGCGTAGTAAATGATTTGAGTGAAGTAAGCAAATGGGTTCTTGGATTTCTCAGGATTGAAGTTATGAACATATCTCACACAATTTTCAATACCGTCACAGATCATGTCATCCTTGAACATGTAGTTGACGAAGTTGGGTTTATAAGATAAATGATTGGCGATCTTAAGGAAACACTCACCAATGTATCTGGGGATCTGTGGTTTGGGTTGATCGTTTAGTTCCGCTCTCTTAACCTCAGCGAAATAGTTTTCTAGGGCGTTCAGAAACTCTTTGTTGTTGACGTAATGTTCTGATTTCTTTGGTCTTGCCATAGTTCCATAATTGTGATTGACAGCCATAAACAATAATTATTACTCATATTATTATATCACTTTAATAAAGGGTTGACAATACCATCAAATCTAGATAGACTAGGCTTGTCCAGGATGAAAGGATACCTTAGCTTTTATTATAAAGCTTCTCCAAAATCTCCTTGGCCTCTAGAACGGTCGAGAGATATCCCATCTTCCTATCTAGTTTTGTATTGTTCGTCTTATTAAGTTTACGAACATAATCTTGATAATATAAAATCATTTCAATACTATCAGATTCAGACATAGTGATTATCTGATCCATATTAATAATAAACATATCATCACTGGCAGTCTTTAACCATGGTTCCATTTTGTAACCATGAAACTTACCTCTTACATTTATCTCTTCAACAATAATGGGATTAGACAGGATCAATAATGTTCTGTCATCTTCCTCACATGCAGCTACTTTAGTGAATACTTCTTCACCTGATTTAAATTTTATTGTTGCATAAAAGTCATCTTCAATGTCGTTCATACATGTTACTCCCTTTCTAGTCTTTTAAATTGATCGATATGATTTCGTAATTGAATTGTTCTTGAACATAAATTTTCACCCTTTCAATAAAATGATTCAGTGTATAATTTTTTCTTGACCCCATGGTTGCGTCATCTGCAATGTCATAGAGTTTGGCTTTGACTTTATCTTTGCCTTTTCTGAGGACTCTACCAATAGACTGTAAGTTCCGAATACGAGACTTTGATGGAGAGGCAAATATTACGTTGTGAAGGTTT